CGGTCCCCGTGTAACTGGCGACCACGCCACCGAGAAATCTGCTGATAATCGCCATGATCTAGTCCTCCTTTGGAGCTTCACCGCTCACAGCGGGAGCCGGTTCATCAGGGAGCACAGGTATTGGTTTGACCATTGGGACAAATGGGACGATCAACGCCACCGCGCACGGCTATGTCGTCACGGCCTGGGAGCCGATGTAACCGTTTTGCTCTGGTGAAGGAGGAAACGCGATGTCGTTACTACAAGGCTCTGTCAAAGACCGGCATATCGACTATCTGTACGCTCGTAAGTGGATCGAGCCCATCATGTTCGTGGTCCAGGGGGCCAATGCCACGGCGGCAGCCCCGGTCACGCTCACGACAGGTTTTGATAGTAGCGTCACCACGGCAGAGTTGCTGGAACTCGGTGGCAGCCGCATTACGGTCCTACGGTTTGCGGGTGCCAATACCTCGACGGCCAGTTATACCTGGCGTCCGTTGGATGTGGACAATCGCTGGCCGGTCTATGCCAGGATTGCCTGGACCTCGGATGTGCTGGCCACCGCGTCCTCGGTGGCGTCCTTTACGGGGCTCTTTGGTCTGATCGGACGGAACCAGACACCCACCTCAGTCACCACGGCGTTCAATGCGGCGATGGTGAGCGATGCCAAGACGGGCGGTCCGGATGCGTGGACGTATACCCGCTGGGGGGTGATCGCTGGTCCGCTGGGCACCGGCCCGTTTGCCTTCGAGACGTTCCCGACGACCGTGGAAGCCGTGACGTTGAACTTTGCGGTGTCCAGTCTCACGAACGGGGCTGTGGCGACGGATTTCGTCTATGTGTATGGCGTGGAACTGGCCTATACGCCGAAACGGATGTGGGGCGATGGCTCAGGCCGCGAAGCCCGTTACGAGGATCAGCCGTTGATGATCGGTCCGGCTGAAGGAGGGGCGCAGTTCGGGATTCGACGGTAACGCCTGACCGAAGCAAGGCAGAACGAGGGGGCGGCGGTCATGTACCGACCGCCCCCTTTTTACTAGGGGATTATGGGGATTCCAGCCAATCCAACGACGTTGAGTGTGGTGGCCGATGCGATGAATCAGGCGATTCATACGCTCAATGCTACCTCGGCCTCTGCGGTCGTCATCAATAACGCGCCCTCCTTTCTGGAGAACGTGAAGTCCCAACTCTGGATGGCCTCCACGACGGATAAACTGTTGGAGACGACGGGCATTGTGGTCGTCTCGACGGGCAACAGTGTGGCCACGTTGCCCAACGATTTTGACCATGAAACGGAACTGCGGATTTTCGACGGGCCGCAAGGCACCAACCGCGATGTGTTGCAGGCGGGCGGACAGGCCAGCGTGCAACTGGCGACCTCCTTCTCCGGCGATCCGGCTGCGGTGATCGGCCAATGGTTTTTTACCTTGTCGGGTACGGGCTCTGGGCAGGAAGCCCAGGTGGCGACCTATTCCGATACGACGAAGATGGCCACGTTTACCTCGGCCTTGGGCACCATCACGGCTCCCGGCACGAGCTATCTCATGGCCACCGAATGGTGGACGCTGCGGAAAACGGATTTCGCCTGGGGGCTGCAATTTAATGGCCGGCCCACGCGCTACCGGATGGTGGCCACGACGACCTATGTGGACCCGCCACCTGATCAGCCCTATCCGATTCGCCTCTACTATGGGGCGAATCTCTCACTCTTGGATGATAACGGCTTTGTCTTTATCAACCATCTCAAGCAGCGGCGCTATTATTGGCTACAAGGGCTGAAAGTGGAGACACTGGGCATGTTCGACGACGACCGCTATGACAACGAACAGGCCAAGTGGCAGATTGTGCTCGCTAATTATGGCGGGAAAAATCCGGTGTATACCCAGGCGACATTTTCACGCTGATGTTACGAGGACGTTTACCAGATGAAGGGTCGGTCTACGCGGATGCCACGCGAGGGGTCAATCTGCGGAAATCGCTGGAGGACTTAGACCCCGGCGAATCCGAACTGTTGCAGAATTGCTATTTTGATAGCGACCTGCGGAAACGCTTTGGCTGTGCTCGCTATACGTCCACGAGTCTTTCGGCGTTTCAAGCGGTGGGAGGCCATAAGGCGTATTTCGGCACCGGGACGGATCGGCGTCTCGTCGCCGCCAGCACCTTCATCTGGGGCATCAGCGATACGGGGGTGGTTTCCACTTTGACCTCGACGATGACCTCCGGGCAGAATACGTTTTTCACGGATTGGTCGATTGCGGACCGCTGCTATATCACCAATGGAGCCGATTCGCTCACATATCTCGATGGGACGGGCGTGCTCTCGACGATCAGCGGCACGAATATCCCCGCCTCCCCCACGATGGTGGTGCCGTATTCAGATCGGATTTTCGCCATTCAAGGCACGGTCGTCACGGTCTGTAACCCACGCGATGACAGCGTGTGGGCTTCCATCGGTTCCACCTGGTCGGTCTATCGAGGCATCGGGGGCTCCGGGAATCCCACGGCGATTGCGTTGCACAGTGCGGTCGGCACGCCGGGTGATCCGCAAGCCCAACTGCTGATCTTTCAGAAGAACACGGTGACGGCCTTGACAGGCACGGATTTTGGCAACGATGTGACGCTTGGCAGTCCTCCGAATACGTGGGATGCCGTCTTGACCTTGCTGGACCCACGCATCGGGACGAGTTCGCCCTATTCGATCTGCAACGTGCCGGGGGTGGGGACGTTCTGGTTTACCTCCGATAAGAACGTGGCGTGGCTGCCGATTGGCTCCAGCGTGCCGCGCTTGATTGGCAACAGCCTCTATTCCTATCGGGCCGGCATCTTAGGGATTAACGATACGGAGCAGCAGTTCTTGAATCAGGTCTTGATGATCTACCACGATTTGAAACTGAAACTCTATCTGCCGGTCAACGGCATGAACTATAGCTCGATCCAGTTTTGGCTCGATATGCGTCCCTTGATGGAGAACCTAGCCTCGGTGCTGACGCAGCCCTCACAGCCGATTCCAGCCGCCTGGTCGGGACCGCATGTGGGGCAATCCATCCGGCGCGTGTGGATTGAGAATCAGTCGAACGATGCCGAGCGGCTGATGGGGTTGGAAGGCAACCAGACCAACGGCCTGATGGTCTATGAACTCAATCCGCTGAACTACAGCTATGACGATGTGGGGCCGAGCGGCGGGGTGCTGGCCAGCGGCACCAGCAACGCGATCAATTATCACTACAAGGGGCATTACGAAGATAACGGCAATCCCGGTTATCAGAAGTGGTGGTATGACCTCGTGTTGGATACGCAAGGCTACATCAATTTGGCCACCGTGACGGTGAACGATTTGCATGCGACCGTCACGAGCGGCCTGACGGTGTTGCGACTCAATGGTACGCCGTTTACAAATGTGACCTATGGCACGGGGTTTCGGTACGGCACCGGCACGCTCTATGGGCAGGCGTCGGCCAACAATTTGGGGCATGTCAACTATTCGGCCCGTGACGGCTTTATCCCTAGCGGGGATGCCTTGCAGGTCGAAGTGCAGCACGCGATGGGCGGCCATTTTGCGATCAATCGCGTGATGCCACAGGTGAAAATCTCGAAAACGCAGCCGATTCAATAGAGGAACCGCATGGCGAACATTACGACTTCTGGCACGACGGGCTACCCAGGCGTCATTGATACCCGCACGGCATTGACCGACGGGTCCACGGGCGATCAGATTGTCGCCAATCATCCGAACGGATTAGGCGCAGCGGTGATTGCCGTCGAAACGGCCTTAGGGACGACGCCGCAAGGGACGGCAGCCGATGTGGTGACGCGGCTGAATGTCTCGCAGAATGCCGATGGGACGATTCGATCAAGTGTGATTGCCGCTGGCACTGGGGCTGGCGTGGGCTACAGCAGCGGCGTCTTTACCATCTCCTTCTCTGGAGACGGCCCAAGTTTCAGCCAGAACTACGGCTTGATGGTACGGGTCAATACGCCCGTGGCCAACCAGATGACCATTTGGTTGCAGCAGGCCGATCTCTCGACGCCCACGACCGCGTTACCCTGTCGATTTTCCGTGCGGAATGCCTCGACCTTGACGAGCGGCACCTATTCGATTGTGGTGGCCACGCAGCAAACGTCGTTGGTGGTAACGGGCGGCTCCACATTGGGCATGGTGGCTAATGAAATTGGCCGGCTCTATCTGGGCATCGTCGTCAACAACAGCGTGCCGGAATTGTGTATCTGGAATCCGAAAACGTGGGTGGCGTTCCCGACCAGTCTCCGGCTGACGCAACTCTATCGTCCCAATGAGACGGAATATGTGACAACCGTAGCGGAGGGGGGGGCCGGAGGCGCCGACAATGCAGCGACCCTTTACAGCACCACGCTCCGTGCCAGCGTCCCCATGCGGATTATCGGCTATATGGACATCCAAGCTGGCGCGGTAGCAGGGAATTGGTCGAATAGTCCGTTGACGATCAACTTGGTGGGTCCGCAGACGAAGATTACGGGCGATGTGGTGCAACGGATTGCCACGTCCTCCGTCGTTGCGGCCAGCACGACCACAACCGTGCCAGCAGATAATACGCCACCGTTGATTGGTGAAGGGCGACAATGTTTCTGTGCAACCATCACGGCAACCAGTCAAGTCAATCCGATTGCGATTCGGTGCCAGGGTCCGATTCTGAGTTCCACGGCTGGAGACAATAATACCTTGCATCTGCATGTGCAAGATAGTTCCAACACAGTCACAAATGCGGTCTGTGCGGTCGGATTTCGGACGACTTCAGCGGATGCCGTGCAGGCGTGTTTTGAATATGTCTCGGCCACCAATTCTGGCGGTGCGACGGGCTTTTATGTGATCGGGGGGGCGGCGGCGGGGACATTTACGTTTAACGGTGGCAACGCCGTCAGTCTCTACGGCGGCTCTAACAATGCGTATATGACCATTGAGGAGATTGCGTCCTAATGGACGTGCTGACGAAACCGACAATCACGATTCGGCAGGCGCAAATCCAGGATTTGCCGGAGCTGGTCATCTGTCTCAAACAGTTTTTTCTGGAGACGCCGTGGGGCGTGTTACGACCGGACCCCGATCTGGTCTATGTGGCCGAGTGGCTGATGAAACTGGACAGTCGGAGTCAACTCTTTGTGGCACAAGATGAGGGACAGATTATTGGGCTCTGCGGCGGGACGATTGTGGACTTCCCCATGATTGCCGATTTGCCCTATCTCTGGGAATGGTGCTGGTGGGTACGAGCGGACTATCGACAGACAGCGACCGCCCAACGGCTCTGGACCTGTCTGACAGAATGGGCACGGCAACAGGGGGCAAAGGGTTGCGTCTATGGACGGACGACCGCGTTGACCGCACAGACCTTTCAGGAAACCTTACAGTGGAGGTGGTGGCCATGAGTCTCGGCGGCGGATACTCGCAATCAAGTTCACGGCAAGGGTCGGAGAGTTATGGCCCGCTGGGTGGCGGCGGCAACCGGCAACTCTTCGCTGGCGACATCATGGACTTGCTGACGGATCGTGGCGTCTCCGGTCCACAGAATCAGTATGGTGGGGGGATATTTCAGCAACTCTTTCAACGGGCACAATCCCCTGTGAATTATCAAACGCCACAACTCGATGCGTCGGGCTTACAAAGCGAACAGGCGACGGCGTTACAGCAACCCTTTCAGCAGGCCGTGAATCAAGCGTTAGGACGGTTTTCTAGTATCGGGGCGCAGCGCGGCTTCTTGCGTCCTGAAAATGTGCAAGCCATCGCTGGGGCGGCAGCCCAGAACGTGGCTCCACAATTTGCCCAGTTAATTTCAGGGATGGGCACACAAAATCTCCAGCAGCGGACCCAAGCCCCCTTAGTGCAGGAAGATTTAGCGAGACAACGCTTTGCGGACTTGCTGAATGCGTTAGGATTAGGCGGCACCCTGCTCGGTGGTCAAGCGACGAGTTTCGGACGATCCAGTTCAATGGGCGTGCAGGCCCAAGGGAGCATTACGGGTGGAGGGACCTCTGGTACCGGCACGATCTTTGGAGCCTAACGATGGCTGATCCACAACCACTACAATCCCCGCAAGCCCTCGAACCTGACTTACGTGGGAAGATTCTCGAAACCTTGTCGAAGGGTGTCCTCCCTCGTACCGATGATTTTTTTAATGCCATTGGACGCGGCGCCAGTTATTACGATATCGCACCGTCATCTAAGCGTAGTCTATGGGACAATCTCGCTCGGCATTCGGTATTTGGTGGTCCTTCACAGAAAGAATTGAAGGCCCAACAGGAGCAGGCAGGAATTATTCAGTATGCCGAAGGTGTGCTGAAGCAACTGGACGCTGCGCCCACGCTTGAACAAGTGCCGCGTCTGCCCAGCGGCCAGTTGCCGTTTCCGTTGGCGAGTTCGCAGATGACGAATCAGGTCATTCCGAGCGTGGAAGAAATGCAGACGTTGACTCGTCGTAGTGGTGAGTTTTCACCATTAGCGAAGCCGATTGCGCCAGGGCAACCACTTGGGATGAGCACGCAATACTTTGAGAATCCGCTGGCACGGACCACACCGTATCAGCAGGAAATTCTCAAAGGCTTTGCCGGTGGGCAGACCGTGCCGACTGAGCAAGGACCGTTGCCAACCTCACTCGCCGGGATTGAGAACAAGAAAGTCTCGCCACAAGAAATCGCGTCGGCGCGCACCGCGATCCAAGGCGGCACGCCCTCCGTGTCATTGCCTCCCACGCTCGCCTCGAAAGTGCTGGAGGAGCAGAACAAAGGGCCGGCCACGATGTCGGATGAAAACATCGTCTCGCAGCAACTCTTTGGCGTCCCGGTCACACAACTGACGACGAAGGAGCAATTCAATCAGTTGTATGATCGGTTGCAGGAATCCAAGCATCCCGTCGGCATTCATAAGAACGCGATTGCGAAGATTTACGGAGCACAGAACTTCGATGATCTGGCCCGCAAGAACACGCCGTTGACTGCTCCAGAAGTGGCGGCCTTGAAACAGCAATCCCAAAAGACCGGCGTGCCGATTGTGGCCGAAGTGGGGATGCCGCGCTTGATGGCCGCAGACGCTACCATTTACCAGCGCGGGATTGCCTTTGCTGGGGCAGGAGCGGCAGCGCGTGCCAAGGGTGAATTGGAGCAACCGGCTGGACCAGAAGCGGCCAATTACTACGACGTGAAGAACCTTCAGACAGGCCGCTTGATTTCGGCGGCAGACAAGGAACCGGGCATTACGAAGATGGATTTGCGGTCAAGCAAGACCTATAAGTTCATCAACCCCAACGATCAGCAGGAATTGCAGCAGTTGAATAACGCCCGCAATACGCTGCGTGAACTCTTTACCAGGTCGGAGTATATCTTGGAGCCGACCGATCAGTTAAAGGCTAGCACCGTGCAGCCCGCCTTGATCTGGACGTGGGCGCAAGGTGGCCCAGGATCGAGTGATCCGGTAAAGGATAAAGCAGGGAACATCGTCGGCACGAAAGGCGAGATTGCCAGAGCCTTTCTAGACCAAATGAAAAGTTTTGGCGGCGTCGTGGCCCGTGGCGTCTTAGCCGAGCGGGGGGTACTGACTGATGCCGACCGCAATGTAGCGATGCAAGCGGGGGTCAACGCAAGCGATACGATCCAAACCATGAAGCAAAAACAGCAGTTCTTTGAAAAGCTGATGCAATTTCAGTTCAAATCAATCGCCCGATTATCTGATAATCCGAATGCCTCGGTGGCCGATCTGGTGAAGGAAAAGGAAGCGTTAATGAAGCAGGCCATGCAATTCAAACCGGCACAGCCGATGCCGGAAGGTTCTCCTGCCACTCCGGTTGCTCCATTTAATGATCCAGGGAAAGAACAACGGTATCAGGAGTGGAAGGCCAAGCATCAATGAACGAGAATGAAGAATTTGAATTTCGGTTGAGAATGGAGCGGGAAGCGCAGGCGGCTCCTCCTTCGACAGCCCGTGTGGCCTTGCAATCTGCCGCGAAAGGTGCCGCTTCGGTGCCGGATCTGTTTCTCGGTGCCCCTGCCCAGGCGTTCAATCTTGGATCGGCTGGAATAGGTTATGCGGCAGGTGAACTTGGACGGCCAGATATTACCGCCAAGATGCCCATTGCCGGACCAGCCTTGACGCAACCAGTTCTGAGTGGTTTAGAAGCAGTTGGAGCCGTTCGACCTGAATTTGAACCACGGACGGCTGGGGAGAGGATTCTAGGTAGAGGATTAGAAACTGCTCCATCCTTTATGCTTTCTCCAGGAAAAACAGGAACAAAATTAGCCACTGGCTTGTTAAGCGGAATGACTGGTCAGACCGCAGAGGAGACTGCATTACAATTTGGAGTTTCTCCAAGAGTGGCAAAAGGTATTGGCATAGCCGTGAGTATGGTAACACCTACTGCCACAAACAAGATTGTATCTGGTGGGAAGTCGAAATTGGAACCTGTGGCTGGAGCGACGCTGAAAGAGGCCCGGCAGGCTGGGTATGTCGTGCCACCCTCCATTGTCAAGCCGACAACGGGTACGAATGTCATGGAGCGAGTGGCGGGGAAAGCCTCAGTTAGCCAGGAAGCCTCGGTACGCAATCAGCAAGTGACCAATAACCTTGCCGCGAAAGCGATTGGCTTGCCAGAAGGCACGCCACTGACGAAAGATACCTTGCAGACGGTCCGTGACAAGGCTGGACAGGTCTACCATAAGATCGACGAATTGGCTCCGACCGTTGAAATGGACTGGTTCCCACGGTTCCATGAACGCAATCTTGGTGAGCAGTTGAAACAGGCGCGGGCTGATGCGACCGCGTGGTTCAAGAGCTATGCGGCGAAACCCATGCCGTCGTTTCTCAAGAAGGCCCAGCAGTATGAGTCCTTAGCCGATTCCTTGGAATCCGATATTGAACGGATTGCCAAAGCCTCTGGACAACCGAATCTGTTGAATGAACTAAAAGAGGCTCGTACGCTCTTTGCGAAAACTTACGACATTGAGCGAGCGTTAATTCCCGGTACGGGCAATGTCTCGGCTTCAGCCATTGGCAATTTACTGAAAACGGCCAAAGGCAAGAAAGTCACAGGTGAGTTAGAAGTGATTGGAAAATTCGCCAAGGCGTTCCCACGCGAAGCACGGGAATCCGTCTCAGTGCCGTCGCCTGGTATCAGTGGCACCGATGCCTTGTCGTCAGCGATCTTGGGGATGGAAGGCTATGGCATGGCTGGACGGAAAGGTATCTTAGCGGCTGGTTTGCCCTATCTTCGCGTGCCTGCACGTGGTGCGGTCTTATCGGGACCGATCCAAAACCGTCTGGTTGCCCAACCGAAACCATTGGGCGATGTGGCGTTGCAAGGTTTATTGGCTGGACGCGCTGGAGCCAATCAATAGAAGGAGACTGTAATGGGCACTGTCAACTATGCGATTCATCATTGTGTGACCGGCAATGCGTTCCTCGTCAGGTGGGCCTCGTTGAGTACGAGCAGCAACGCGGCGGATACGGGCATCCCGTTCCCAAGTTCGGTGGACCTCGCCTTGGCCGGCAGTCTCTACAGCGAGAAAAGTGTCCAAGTATTTTCCTACGGGGCCGCCGCGTCCCAACGGGTGATTATCCAAGGCTCCAACCGCATGGACGTGACGGAATCCGATGGGTCCATCGTGTGGGCGACCCTCACCGATGCCCAAGGCAATCCGTTGCAATTTGACAACAACGGCGTGGTGGGGCAATTCTATCGGGTCGAAACGGTGCTGGAAAACCCGTGGTATATCCGCCCCGTCGTGACCAGTGTGGCGAATATTGCCTTTGCCTCACAGACGACGACGGTGGACTTGTTGATTACCAGTGTGCGGAACGCCCGCAGCGGCATCTAAGGAGGCGTATGGGTGTCATCAACTATGCAGTGCATCATTGCGTGACGGGCAACGCCTTTCTGGTGCGCTGGGCGTCGCTCAGTAGCAGCAGCGGCAGTCTGGATGTCGGGGTGCCATTCCCCAGTTCGATTGACGTGGCCTTGGCGGGATCGCTCTATAGCGACAAGAGCGTGCAGGCGTGGAGCTTTGTCCCCAACACGGCCAGTCTCTCCCGGTGCCTGATTCAAGGCTGCAACAATATGACCGTGACGGAATCCGACGGCTCGCTGATCTGGGCCACGTTGACCGATGCCCAAGGCAATCCGTTGACCTTCGATGGCGGGGCGGTGGCTCCCCCGCGCATGGAACAGGTCTTGGAGAACACCTGGTATATCCGCCCCGCGATTACCAGCGGCACCAGCGTCGTCACGAGCGACGAACAACTCACCATTGATTTACTCATTACCAGTGTCCGGTCATCCCGCAGCGGGATTTAAGGAGGTCGCATGAAAGCACAGATTGAATTTGGACAATTCGTGGAGGCGCTGGTGTCCGCCAAGGGCATCGTGGATCGGGCGGCCACACTCGAAGGTGAAATCGCCTCCATGACGAAACGACGCGAGAGTTTACTGGAGGAATGCACGGCCTTGAAAAAGGAATTGGATGGACTGTCTGGTGTGTTGCGCGAGCAGAAAGACGCCATCAATCAAGACCTAGCCGATGCCAAGTCGGCTGCCGACAATACCCTGAAGCACTACAAGGACATGATCGAACTGGAGAAGGATGCGCTGCGGCCATCGGTCATGCAAGCCCGTGCGGAGGCCGATGCCACGATCAAGCAGGCCAAGCAGGAGATGACGGAGGCCAAGGCGCAGGCATCAGCCGCCAAGCAGGAACTCGCGGACATTCAAGCCGATCTGGAGACGGCCCGTGCGGCAGCCATGAAGTTTGCGAATCTCGCTGGGGCTGGGAAAGCCTAGTGCTGCTGTGGCTGATGAACATGGGCTTTGCGGGTGGAGGTGGCACGCCGCCGCCCCCGATCATCACGCCAGGGGATACCTATATCCCGACGTATCGAGCAAGAAGAAGGTAACGTGTGGCCGATAATACCCAACTTAATGCCGGCGCAGGTGGAGACATCATCGCCAGTGATGACATTGCTGGAATTAAATATCAAAGAGTCAAGGTGGTGTGGGGCGATGAAAATATCGCGTCCGATACGACCGCGACCTACCCGCTGCCA